TATATATTATAAAAACGCCTGATCGTTTTTTATCTTCCATATCATCTCCAGAAACTTCGCCAGTTCCGGTTGGTGCCGAATTATTTGAAGGATATATAAAATCTATTTGTCTTCCAAGACTCGCATTATCTCCTAGTAAATAAAGTCTACCAGGAACTCGAATACTCATTGAAGATTTAAATAGCATATTTCTTAATGCATTATTACATGCAGCAAGTCTAAATGCTCCTGCATTTGTTTCTTGATGTATATTATTAATATCGGTGTATGTATCATTTGCAACAGCTCTGTGCACATTTGTTGTATTATACTCATTCATCATTTTACCCTTAAATTTATATTTTGAATGATGAACAGGTAGAGTATCATTTTTTATTAATTGAACTTGTGCCATATTTGCAAATAATTCATCAATATCAAAATTGTACTTTACTGTTTGACCTGTAGTCATATCAGTAATAGAATGTTGACCTGCAGTAGAACCTGAGCTCATAAGTGCCAAAGAATTTTGTTTATGCATAGAACTATATGCCGATACATTAATCATATTTTCTTCTTTTACTGCCGACACTGTTGATTGATTATATGATTGCGAAAATCTATATGGCATATTTTTATTAATAGAAGGAGTCATTAACATGTCTTCTAATGATTTTAATTGAAGAGTGTCATAGTTTAAGGTAGAATATAAGAAATAAGGAAGACCTAGATCAGTTGACATTTTAGATCTGATTACTTCACATGCTTCAAATGGCGTCATAAACGGTACAACAAATTTCATAGCTTCTTGATATGGTTTTTTATCAGGCACATCTTCTTCTGCCATATCAATATCTAGATTATCTTTTAATATCTTTCTTATTATTTGAACAGGAGTACCTGTATAGCACTTATTGATTTGCATCATTGCACTATTAAATGCATTTGTTTCAATTATTTTTATTTCAAAGGCTTCTATGTTTTCTGTGGCTTTTGCAGAAGAAATCATTTCAACCATTGTAAATCTTTTAGAAATAATATGTCCAACATTATCAGGAGATTCAAATCCTATATCAATCATTTCAGTACCATTTAAACCAAGAGCATCATAAATATTTAAATCATCTTTCATACTAAAAGTACCAGTAAGATAAGGTAGTTCTATATTTTCATATATTTCTATTTCATCTATGCTTTGTGCAATGTTAACAGGCTTTTCAAATCTATGGGAATGAACCATAAAACTTACAATATTATAATCACCTGCGTGTTGAGGTTCTGGCATTCACTTAGCCTCTTAATAGTTTATTAAATTCAGATTTTACTTGAACTGCAACATCTGGTTTAAGACATTTTATTTCTCTTAGCGAATCATTCTTTGCAAGGATTCTATCAAAATATGTTATAGGAGTTTTTCCTGAAGCCGAAGGATAGTCTGCTGCACCATTGCCTGATGGTACCAGACCTATATCAACGTATTCTTTAGAAGCATTTTCATAATGATGTACTGCATTATATTGCTCCGAATCTGATGTAACAACTATAATGTCTGCAATTTGTGCGACACCATCAATAGCAGGTGTAAGGTTTTCACCTGCATTAAAGTTATCAGAACTATCAATAATAATTTGACCAAGATCTAAATATCGTTTAATGACGGTTCCTGTACTACCAGATAATGCACCTGTCACTGTATGCCCAGGTAAAAATGTTTTAGATATGTCTGCAGTAGTAACTACGGCTCTGTGTGGATAATCTACTTTTGCTTTTGTTAATAAATCTTGTTGAGGTAATGGCCAACCGCTTTCTCTTATATCATCATTCAAATAATAGAATGTCCAATAGAATTCTGTAGTGCCATATAACTTATATGAAAATGAATCCGGTCTATCATAGTCTTGAATATGAACCGTAGTATAAAATGCTATATCATCTTTAATCTCATCTATAACTTTGACATAAGCACTTATGTTTTGAAATAATGCTGGTTTACTTTCATTGCCAAACTCATACCCAACAAGTGGAAAGTTTCTAAAAAATTCTGCCATTAGTAACCTGCCTCTACATCTTTCTTAGATATTGCTCGTGTTTCTGTAAATGCTAATGTTATATCAACTGCACTGAATCTACCATCAGAATGCATACCGCCTGTTGCCGAGTTATAAGTTGCATTAAATGATTGCATATAAACTGGTAAGAATCTTATACCTTGTATATCTCTATTATTATATTTTACTTTAATTAAAAATCTACTTGGAAATCTATAGCCAACATTTACACCGGCTGTTTGTAATGCTTCAGGATAAAGTTCTTCACGAAATGTTTTTATAATTTTTTCTACTGCTATTGCTTCGTTCTGACTTGTTGGTATTAATTGAAATGAAAATGAAAAGTTACGAATAGGGACATCTTTAAATATTGCACGTGTATTTGGATTTGTAGTTAATTTTGATGCGCTTCTTACTGCACCTGCAACACCGTCGCCTACACCAAAAGGTATTTTAGCAGCTACTTTTCCTGATAAAATACCAGCTGCATCTGTACCCATTCCATCTCTGCTTCCAATAAGAGTCTTTCCTAGGCCTACTGCTTCACCTGCAACAGCTCCAAGAATTGAACCTGCAACATTAGATCCACCCGCTAAACCAGCTTCGACAGCTCCACCTATAAGACCAAGTTGAAATTGATTATCATATGATACAGCATCTTGGATTTGTATTGCTCTTGGTAAATATAATGATATTCTTCTACCGGTTTTTAACTGCTCAGTTATCTCGCTTTCATTAAAAGCTGGAGCAGATGTAACAGATCCATAAAATCCTTCTTTTCCTCCTTTACCAGCATTTATTAAAGCATCAGAGAGTCCAGATTTTTCTACTCCCGTGGCTTTTTTAAGCAGTTCTTTTTTATCAGCAGCTTGATCACTTCCAGTAATAAAGTCTCCAACAGCTTCTGCACCAAGTTTACCATATTCTTTTATTTCATCCCAAACTTCTGATAAATTAGGAAGAAGATTAAGCATATCAACAGGTCTTTCTTCTATTGGCGTAAATGTTATTTTACCAAGATAGTCTCCTTGATTTTCAAGAGGATACTTTAACTGGCCATTAACACCATTTAAGCCACCTTTAAATGTATTGTAAATATCTTCTAAATTTGCCATCTTATAGCCTTATAAATATTGCTAGTTAAATCTATTTATAACGGATATCATGGCTTATAGTGGTAAATACAAACCTAAAAATCCTAAAAAGTATACCGGTGATTATACTAAAATAGTATATAGATCGCTATGGGAAAAGCATACGTTTAAATGGTGCGATACAAATCCTGCAGTAATAAATTGGTCCTCAGAAGAGGTTGTTATACCTTATTTATGGGAAGTAGATAAACGTTATCACAGATATTTTGTAGATCTCAAAGTTAAATTTAATAATGGAGAGACATGGTTGATCGAAATAAAACCAGATAAGCAGACCCGCCCGCCCGCGTACCAGGGCAGGAAGACTAAACGATACATATCAGAGTCAATGGACTATGTCAAGAATCAGAACAAATGGAAAGCCGCAGATAACTTTGCAAAAGATCGTGGCTGGAAATTTGTTGTATGGACAGAGAATACACTTGAAAGAATGGGTATCAAGCCCAAATCTACCAAGCCATTAAAACCGTATGTAAAACGTAAAAAGTGATATAAATAAGAACATGAGTAACTTATTTCAAACACTAGAGCTTGCAGCTTTTCGTAAAGGTATTACACCTCGATCTGCAGAATCACGTGCATGGTTTCGTAGACAAGCCGGTGCACTTGGTAAAGTAAATCGTAATCAACTGATGAATGAACCTGAATTAAAACTAACTGGTAATCAATTTCCAGGTGGAATGTTTATGTTCTTCTATGATCCAAAGACAAAAGATAAGTTGCCATACTATGATTCGTTTCCATTGACTATTATTGTTGATGGTGCACCAGGTGGATTTACAGGATTGAATTTACATTATCTTCCGATGGTATTGAGAGCCAAGTTTCTTGATGCATTATTAGATATTGCAAGTGATAAAAAATATGATGAAAATACAAAGTTTAATTTATCATATAGTATGATGAAGCGAGCATCAGGTATGAAATACTTTAAACCATGTTTTAAAAGATATTTGACATCAAATGTCAAAAGTCGATTTGCAAGAGTCCCTGCACCTGAATGGGAAATTGCAACATTCCTACCGACACAAGATTTTAAGAAATCAAGTGCAAGTAGTGTATATTCAGATTCTAGGAGAATGAAAAGAGAGGTCTTGCAAGACCAAACGTATTTGCAGTTGCACTACCTCCGATTGCAGGATTAAGAAGTCGAGAACTCAATCTATTATGTTCAAGTGTTAATTTACCTGGTAGACAAATCATGACTCAAGAACGAGACATTGGTTTGATTAATCAAAAAGTTGCAAACAATCAAGCATATGATGATGTAGCTCTTACATTTCGCTGTCTAAATGATTATGGAATCAGAGAATACTTTGAAGCATGGCAAGATCGTTGTATCGATCAGAATAGTCTTGAAGTCGGTTATCTAAATGATTATGCATTTAATGTAAAGATACACCAACTCGCAAGAGGATTCGGTGCACCAACATATCAAACACCATTTGGTTTACCAAAGCTTCCACCTATG